GTTAACAAACTTTGAATAGTTGGAATTGGATCAGCTACTGGATCTGTTGTACCATTTGGTGCCCAACGAGCATCTGCAAACAATACACCATTACTTGTAGTTTGATCTGTGTTAGTAATTGCAACCCATTGATCAACTCCATTGACATTCTGCCAACGATTGATCATTGGATAATTTTCTAAATCGCTAGTGTCAATCCACAAATCTCCATAAACCAATGGACTCTTACTAGTGTTAGTCTGTGTTGTAGGAGCTGTGGTTGAAATAATAGGACCTGTAGCGTTACACAATGTTAAATTGTATCCGCGAACATCTGTACTAACTGTCTGATAACCTACCCATTGACCATTATTTTGAATCATAATGTCCGCCTGTGTAGGATCGCTGTAATACCAGTATGTACCTGTTGCTGGATCTTGATCTGGAGCAACATCACTAGCTGAGTATGTAAATGTTGGAGCAGTAGCCCAGTTACTTAAAATCAATCCAGTAGCTGTTTGATTCTGAATAGCGCCAACACAATTTGTATTGAAACCAGCGGCAGTAATTGGGCTACCTACATGGTTAGTTACATAGATATCGCCACCCAATGAGTGTGTCAATACTAATGCACCTGTACTACTTACAGAAGCTGTTACATAAGGAACTGCGGCAGCACTAACGGCAGCCACAAAGTCGGCGGCAGTAGGTGTACCAGTAGTACTACCTTGTGCTAACACTGGAACATTTACTTGTGCGGTTACTGTTGCTGTTTCTGGTTGTGTTGCACTCAAGTAGAAACTAGTAGGTGTACCTGTGATAGGAGGGAATGTTGGACTAGTTGTTGTACCAGTAATAATAGTTGGTCCAGTTGCATAGCGTTCAAAAATACGGAAGTCTGCTTGATATCCTGTATTAGAATTGACCTGAGCATAAGTTGTGCCTACAGGAATTAATTGACCGCCACCGCTTGGATCCAAGGCATAAATTGCCTGTGCATCACTAGCATATACTGGGCATGACTGTGGAACCCATACACCTAATGTAGAATTCCATTTGCTAATGTTGAAATCACTGCCTAGGTTAACATTGGATGTTTTAATCCAAACAGAACCTGTAGGTGATCCGCCGGCTGGACTGGTACTGTAAGTGTTCCAGTTTGGAACTACATAACTAGGACTAGCTTGATAAGCTGGTGGATTGTATGTGCCAGCAGTAATGCCCAACTGTGTTAGAGCTGTACCTGCGCCATTGGCAATAACTACTGTGCCATTAAGTGCAGTTGTAGTAGCAAAAATTTGTAGTGCGCCATTAATAGCGGCCGCATAGACATTACTAATACTTCCACTGTTAATAGCGGCAGCTACTCCAGCAACGGTGTTATTTGGACCGGCTGGTACTGTAATTGTTGTGCCATTGATAATAAATGTATTACCGGCTGTCAAGGATGTTGGTGTCAATGTGCCTTGCACTGTTGGGAAACTAAGCTCCCAATCTGCACTACCAATCTGTACCCAAGTGTTGTAAAGATTACTTAGATAAGTCGCAGTAGTTTGTGTGCTGTTAGCCGCACCAGTTTTAAAATAAATTGGATTATAAATGCTGGTAGCATTAACAGCATATTGACCAATACTACCAACTGTCTGTGCTGGGATACCACCACTAATTTGATCTGTATTTGTAATAACAATAGGAGTTTGATTAGTGAATGCGCCTGTAACTTGATTCCACTGGAAGATTCCCCATTTTGTTGTATTTGTGTTTAACCAATAAGTTCCGTTAGGTGGAGTGCCTGTAGGACGAACCAAAGTAGCTGTCAACGCTGCCAAGTCAATATCGACACGCTGTACATAGCACTGGTTAGTTACACCTAAAGCACTGTAGGCTGCTAACAATCCGTATTCATTAAGCTCATATCCATTGATTGGAGTACCGTTGCTTGTCTGATAAAAGAATGGTACGCCGTATACAGAAGCCAAATCACGCTGACTAGTGATTAAATATAATTGGTTTGCATTCGCGGCTAGTGTGCCAGGAGCAATACCAGTTCCGACTCCGGATACTTTATTTGAAGCTGTTGCCAACAAGATGTATGGCACTGAATTAGTTGGTGCAGGTAAGTAATTGCTTTGGTCAACTACAGTAACTTGGACGCCAGGCGATAGTAAAGTCATGGTTAAATCCTTTTTATTAATAGTAATATTTAGCGAATGCGACAAAAATATTACGATATACCATCCCTTTGGCCAAGGTTTAATGGTAAATATACCATGGACAGACCCTTATGCACCGCTTGTACACAGCGTTTTTGCGCTGTAAACTATCACAAAGACGGAGTTACTCACTATCGTAGTAGGTGTGAACACTGTATCAAACGAGGGCGCAAACAAAAGCCGCCAGAAGCTCGTTGGGTCAAGGCTGGGTACAAGAAAAAAGCGGCCTGTGACCGCTGTGGATTTAGAGCTAAGTATTCAGCTCAGCTGTTAGTATTTCACATTGACGGAAATTTAAACAACACTGGTTTACGCAATTTAAAAACAATATGCCTAAACTGTGTTGTTGATGTTAAGAAAGCTGATCTTCCGTGGAAGCCTGGAGATCTTCTACCAGATGCTTAACCTGACTGTATAAGTTATCTAACCCATCAGCATTATTGTCTACAATATAGTCAAATTTAGTGCCAATCCAAGCAGTTTCAGAAGCGTGAATATTGAATTTAGCCAGCTGAGTTTTACTCCAACTCCAGTGTAGATTGTGATCTGGACCACGATTTACCGCTTCAGCAAATGGAAACCATTCAGGTTCTGGCCCACGGACCACACGAATTACTATTCCGCCAGCTGATTTTATAGCGGCAATTTCGTTAGGAAAACGACAGTCACTAATAACAATATCGTCTTTAGTTTTGCGTAGTTTGTTTTCTAAGGCAGCAATCCACATATCGTCGTGAAAACTTTTACGAGCTACTTCTGTACCCCAATACTGTAGCACCCAGCGTGGAGTTAAGTGCGGCATGCCCAGGCGTTCAGCCCACCATGGATCTACTTGCTCACGCCAGGCACGACTTTCTTTGGTGCGTCCTTCCAATAGCTCGCGGTCCCAACCAAAAATGGCGGCTACAGCATCTTTAAGTGTATGGGCAAATGATTCTCGTCGGAACTGGTGTATGTTTTGTAAGTAGTCAGCGATAGTGTCCTTGCCTGAGCCAATTAATCCACAAATTCCAATGATCATATGTTGTCCTGTTCTAAGTTATGATACACATTCGGTTCAAGAATCGAATGCCACTGCTGTGTGTTCTGTGTTAAATCAGCAACACCAGCAGACTTCAATGCTAAGTTGTAATTGTATAACAGTTTACTAGCAATTACAACTTCTTTACCAAAAGTAATTGAGTATTTGGTTAAGTCCACGGACTGACCAGATACAATAGCATCTACAATGCGATCAATATCTTGATAAAATTGATAACCACTAGACTGTTGCCATTTTTGATAAACTGATAGCCAATGATTCCACCTAGTGCGATCTATTGTAAAATTTAAAAATTCAAATATCTTTTGTATTTTGCTGGGTAGGTCAACAAAAAAATTGTCAAAGTCTAATAAAAAACAATTTGAATGTTCCTGCATAGTTTCATTTAAAGTCTGACCTGAAATAATTTTTGGATAGCTAATGCTTAGTATTTCTCTTTGTTCCCAAACTGGCATTGCAGTAAAATCTAAATCAAGTGTTTCTGCATATCTAACGATCATCTGTGGTAACTTGTCTAATTGCAAATAGCAAATAGCGTCAACACTAGAGGTGGAGTAGGTGTAGGCAATAAATTTTACATCGTCAAATCTTGCAACAATATCATTATGAATAGTGCTACCTTGATCCCTGGTCATACTGTCCATATAATAAAAAGTGTAAACACGATCTTGCGGCTGTTGCCTAAACTCATCAACAACATAAGGTAAAGTTTCTGTGGTAGGATGGCTTTTTCCGTGATTGTGAGCAGTATTTTTATTTAGAGGATCGTCAGGTATGGTCACTAATCTAGCATAGGTGTTCCAACGATCAGTGTTGGTTATAAAATCATTGTTACGGATTCTAGCTGAATAGTTAGATTGCAGGGTCCAATGATCTATATCACCCCGTAGGTAATGTACAGTCCAATCTAAAAATGTACCACCGCACCCTGAACAGCCTAGGATGCCAACAATCATTTTACTCGCTCAACTCGTAAATGCTTTAGAGTAGCCTGTAGCATATCGATCTGACGGCGGCAGTCTTCTAGCGCATGGTGGCTAGTAGGTGGACGAGGACAGTCTGGCCATAGGCTATAAACAGTACGGGCATCGCGTACTTTATAAAACTGCCAAGGCAAAGGTTTTCCGTAGGATTTAAATGCGTGTTCAAGGATATTCATATCGTAAGTAGGACCATTGGCCCAGATAAGGTCATGTTGCCAGGCAATTTTATAAAGACTGTCCAAGGCCTGATCTAAATCTATACGACCTTCTTCCATAAATGCTTCAGCCTGTGCTTCGGGTTGAGTCGCCCACCAATCTATAGTTTCTTGTTGTATGGATCTGTCGGGTTGGCTTTCAAGGGTGATTCGGGCATAATATTGGCGATCAAAATACCCTGTTCCTAATGGGTCAAAACTTTGTGCCGCAATGGTCAAAATGGTCGCATCAGGACCTGTTCCTAAACCTTCAATATCTATCATTAATGAACTCATGCCACAAGTATAGCATGAAATAAAGAAAAAAGCTAGTGGGTGTTAACCAATTACCCAGGATAACGGCTGGCTGCCATCCACATACCTGCGTAGATCTTCGATTAGCGACTGCATACTTTCTTTGGCTTCGGCTTTCATTGCCGCACCGTTTAGACTTGTGCCACCTTGTGGACCAGCAATACTGGCAAATTTTTCACGAGCTTCGCCAATAATTAATTTGCAGTTGGCAACCATGTAGTCACGAATCCATTGGCGAATTTGGAAATCTTGCAGTAGGTTTACTTCTGGTTTCAAATTGTATGTCCATAGTAAAACATTTTCGCCTGTGCCTTTTGGATCACGGATCAATTGTAATTTTTTAGTTACAGGATTCCAAGTGTAGTTCATGTAAGCGCCAAACATACGACCGGCTAATTCAACATACTGACTATAAAAATCGTAAGTTGCAAGACCACCAGACACATTAAAATTCATCAGGTACACATTCATACTGGCCTGACTAAATGGATCAAAGTTACTGGCAAATGGTCCAGTACTGTCGCCAAATGTTCTACGATAAATCTGTCTAACTTGAATTACTTCTTCTGGAAGGGTATAAATGTTAACATTGGTTACCAACTCCATAAAGGTGTAGCTTTCCTCGTAGGCATTTTCTGCTCGTTGACGGTAAGTGCCTATAGTGGCTTGGTATGCCGACTCATAATGTGCGGCATCTAATTCGACATCAACAATCTGATCGCCCAACTGTAGTCGAACATACTGTATAAGATCTTGTTTTAGTTCTTCAAGTGTATTTTGAGATATATCTGCCATTTAAGCACTCCTGTTAGATATATTTATGGTTTTTTGCTACCTTTGCGTATAGCAAAGATCTTTTCAGTTTCATAGCGTTCTGGGCAAAATTTGCACTGTGCTAAGGGATTATCTATATTAGCCAAAAACTCTGCACCGCGAGTTTCAAACTCCTGGGCGGATAATGGTTGGTAACTGTTGATCAACTGCCTGTCCTCTGGAGATAGTTCTAAAGGATGTTGCTGGTCAAACTCTGGGAAAAGTGCTACCGGTCCACACTTGTACAATTTTCCGCGAATTAGATGATAATTTTTCCAAGTGGCAAATCCACAACTACGATGTGCCAGATACGGATCACTGTTGTGTAGTGTTAGTTTATTATCAGCGGTATAGGTCAGTGCGGCTCGAGCAAAAGTATCCTGGCGCCAGATACCAATTTGTACTCCATTTTCATCTCGATACAGCCAGTCTGCTCCGGCTGAGTTTGAATTTTTGCCTTCAAGGACTGTGACTTGTCCTTTTAAAAAACTTTTTACTTCTGTAAAAATTTCTTCTTCATTGTATTCATTGTGTAAACTTATACCCAACCAATTTCTTGTGCCCGTTGGCATCAGTTCATACAATCCGTCTACATTGTTGAGGCGTGTGCCATTGGTCAGTACTTGCACAATAGCATCAGGCCATAGTTGATTAATACCTTTGATCCATTCAGTAATGGTAGGATTAAGCAATGGCTCACCACCTAGGATTGTTATTTTTTTGAAGTCAATATACTTAGACCATAACGCATAATCATCAGCATAGTCAGACCAGCGTTGCCAACCGGTAAAATGATAATCGTTAAATCTATTGCAGTGAGAACAGGCTAAATTACAAACATTGGTGATGTAGAATTCTATTTTATCAAGAGTAATTCTGGACATCTACATACTTATGCTTTAAGTATGATCAGGTTTTCGTTTCCTCGTCCTGTAAATTTAGTTTCTGTTGCTTTGATAGCACCAAACTCTTTGCGAGCCGCTGGTTTGCCACCAGACAATACTGCCTTTAGTTGTTCAGCAGGTTTGCGTAAGGTTTTTTGTACAGTTTGTAGTGCATCAAAACCAACTATAGCAGATCCTTTGACTGTAAAAGTTCCAATATGGCTATCAGCTACCACATGAATCAACTTGCGTTTGGCTGTGTCATACAGCCATGCTTCAGATGATCCAACCAACTGCGCTGGGGCAATAGATTTAAGATTGAATTCTGGAAATTCTCTAAGGAATTTAAAATTGCGTGTGAGTTTTTCTGGACTGACAGCTTTCTTGGCACGAGGTTTACGCTCTACCTTTTTGAGCTGTACATAACTGTTGCAGTCGTTAATTACTGTTTCACAAAACTTAACACATTGCTTTAGTTGATTTTTGGTCAGGTGGCTATAACCTTCAACAAGGTCAGCATCTTCACCGCCCAGTACTTCTGTAAATTCTTGTAGGCGTAGTTCCCATACAGCTGATACTGTATTGACCATGTTAGGGCTAATGTTCATACCACGCATGAGTTTGATAGGACTAAAGTCTGCTGACATTTTTGCGCCAGCTACCACAAAGTCATCAAACATGCCTTCTAATTCACCACAGCACTCGCTGACCTTTTCACGCAGATGGTCTTGAATAGTAAGTCTTGCAACCGCAGACTCTGCTTCAACTTCGGACTTTTCTTTTTTTGCTTCTTGTTTAATTTTGAGCATGAGACTAATTTGCTCATCAAGAATACATTGCTCGTGTTCATTAAGCACGAGACCCATCAAAGTCATACGAGCTACCCAAGCCGGAGTAATACGAATTTGACCGTCAGGAATACCTCGCATCAGTTTGGCGTCTTTGGGTCGATGGTTATGTTCTAAATAATGACACAACATATCCTTGGCTTCTTTTTTGCCATAGTGGTAATTGTACCAATTGAATGCCTGACTCAATCGAGACACACGATTAGTTTCGTCTGGTTGTATATGCCATTCAGGTTCAAAACCTACATATTTGGTTTCAGCACCCTTGGGGTTTAGTCGTTTAATTTCGTTCAGTTGTTTTGCCATAATGTTTATTATAATGTAAAAGTTAAGAATGTCAACCAATCAATGCCGCAAAGGTAATATATCTTTCCAAATTATCTATCAAGTCTTTGGCTTTGGCCACTGCTTCTTTGTACTGCAAAGTTTCTCTTTTGAGTCTACGGCATTCTACCAGGGCCTGATCTGCCGCTGTCATTGCTGAATCAATAGTACGGACCATTTTAATTAGATCGCGTTTAGCTACCTTACTTTTTAAGGCGTTTATTTGCGGTATAGCTAGATCTAAGCGTTCGTATAACTCATCCATAACCTTAATTATACGACCTTTTGAGTTTTAGGTCAACTGAACCCATAAATACATGACTATGCCACGCTTATCGCTATACCGCCCAAATCGCACCAACGATTACCAATATTTAGATAAAGTTATCTACGAAATGTACACCGTTGGTGGCTTGGACATTTATGTACACAAATATCTTGGACCGCAGGGTGCAGGAACTGACAACGGAAATAATGATGCTACTATTCCAAATTACGATAGTACCAATCCTTTGTTTATCGAAGATTTGCTATTGTTAGAAAACCGCGATCGTGTTTACGACAATGATATTTTTATCATGCGTGGTGTTTATCGTGTTACTGACATTGACTTTGATCTAAGTCAATTTGGCCTGTTCTTAAACAACGATACCTTGTTTATTACATTCCACTACAATAATATGATTGACACTTTTGGCCGTAAGTTAATGTCAGGTGATGTTATCGAAGTGCCAAACTTAAAAGATTACAATCCTTTGGATACCAGTATTCCAAAAGCCTTGCCTAAGTACTATGTTATCCAAGACGCCGCATTTGCAAGTGAAGGTTTTAGTCAAACTTGGTTACCACACTTATGGCGTGTCAAAGCCACTCCAATGGTCAATGCACAAGAATTTAGTCAAATCATTAACCAACCATTTGAACCAGAAAATATTTGGGACAACGGAAATTTTTATCCCAACGGTACCATTGTCAATGACGGCAACACTTATTATCAGGCCAACGGCAATGTTCCGCCTGGAGCTGGTATTACAGATACCAATCCTGATACTGGACAACCTTACTGGAATTTAATCACTAATCCAACCACAGTAGGCGATATACAAAGTACTCGTCCTAAAGATTTGCAGATTAATGATGCTATCCTTACACAGGCCTACAATGATGTTCCACTAAGTGGTTACGATAATGTTAAATTTTACATACTACCCACTACTCCAACTGGGCAACCAGCTGGCTCTGGACTGACCGCTGATCAAACTGGA